CGGGTATCGGTGCGATTGTGGTTCTAATTGGTCTTGCTGCGGATGCGATGGGCTTGTTTTCAAGCAACACCAAAGAAGCGGCTAATGACCAAAAGAATTTGAAACGATCCTTGGAAGATACCGCTGGAACGCTTGAGTACTATGAGCGCAAACTCAAAGCCAACGGAGCAACCGAGGCAGACCTTGCCAAAATCCGCAGGAAGGCACTTGAAGCAGAAAAGGCTGAACTTGACCGCAAATTGCAGGAAGATGTCGCTCGCTTTGGGGTCAAAAATGATAAGTACCAAACGGCTTTGCGCCAAGAGATTGAGTTGCTTGACATTAAAATCAAGGAAGAATCCAAGATAATTAACCAAGCGGCAAGCACTCTATCAGCAGCAGAAAAGTCAAGAAGGGACAAAGCCCTTGCTGACCGCAAGGCAGAACAAGAGCGAACGAAGGCTATTGAGATTGAGGGATATTACGAGCGTCTTGAATTACAAAAGCAATTTGCAGCAGAGTACGAAGCATCCATAATTGCGGGAATGCGAAAGGAAGCGGCTGCAAGAATGCAGTATGCGGCTTTGGAAAATGCAAGGGATAAGTCATCAAAGGCAGGCCAACTCCAGCGTGAGGCTGACCTGCTACAAGCCAAGCAGCAAATGGCCGACCAATCGTTCTCCATCATTGGCGACATCATCACGGCAACGGCAGGGCAGAGCGAGGCAGCACAACGCAAAGCATTTAATGCGGCTAAAATCGCAAGCATCGCCCAAGCAGTCGTCAACACTTACCTCGGTGCGACTTCGGCTTTAGCAATGACCAAAGAGGTATTCCCAGGCCAGAGATTCGTGCAGGCAGCACTCACAATAGCCGCAGGTCTTGCAAATGTGGCCAAAATTAAAGCGACTCAATTTCAAGGCGGTGGAGGTGGCGGAAGTTCTGCGCCATCACCTGCCGCTGGCAATGCGACTATGACCCCGCCTCCAACCTTTACAAGCCCCCAAACGACCAACCTCGGAACGGGCGACCTGTCATCGGGTCAGGGTCAGCAGAACCAACCCATGCGGGCCTATGTGGTAGAGCGGGATATCCAGCAGACGACCAGCAGGGTGCGCCGTTTGTCTGAATTTGCAACATTAGGCTAACCGCTACATATCCCACCATGGAACTTCCCGTGTACCGAATGACCGTGGATGAGGTTGACGAAGGAGTGCAGTTTGTCGCCCTCGTTGATATGCCTGCGATTGAAAAACCCTTCCAAGCCTTCGCCAAGACCCCGCAGCGGTTTGCCGAAACGGGTGAACGCAGGGTGCTGACGGGACCGCTCATGCTGGCAGACACGCCCATCTATCGCAAGGACGACACCTACGGCGAGTATTATGTCGTGTTTGACAAGGCGACCATCCGCAAAATCGTGCAGAAATACTTCAAGCAAGGTAACCAGCACAATGTGAACGCTTACCACAATGCCGAACTGGATGGGGTCTTCATGTTTGAATCCTACATCACCGACACCGAGCGGGGCATAATGGCTCCCAAGGGCTACGAGGACACCCCCGATGGCTCTTGGTTCGGGTCCTTCAAGGTGGAGAACGACGAAGTTTGGGAGAACCGCCACGCCTTCAAGGGTTTCTCCGTGGAGGGTCTCTTTGGCATGAAGAACACGGGGACTGAACTAGAGGTCGCACTTGCGGGCCTCGCAGACGATTTGACTAACTTTTTGCAACATATCAACCCAACCTACAAATCCCAATAACATGAACCTAAAAGCAGCCATTGACACTTTGCGGACCGAACTCCGCAAGTTCACAACCCAAAAGCAATCCTTCGCCGACTACAAGTTGGTGGACGGTACTGTTGTCCGTGTGGACGGCGACCTCGTTGCAGGTACTGCCGTCTATGTCATCACCGAAGACGAAACCCTGCCCGCTCCCGATGGTGAGCATCAAGTTGAGGGCGTTGGCACAATCAAGACCGAAGGTGGCAAAATCACCGAAGTTGTTGTAGCCGAAGCCCCAGCACCTGCTGAAGAGGTGGCCGTTGCTGCTGAAATAACCCCCGAAGTTGCGGGTGAAGTGGTGAGTGAAATCGCCGAAGGCTACCCAATGGTGGACCCGTTGATGGTGGAAGAAATCGTCAAGAAGCACCTGGTCAGCATCATGGAGGAACTCAAAGCCGCCTACACCGAAATGGGAAAAATGAAGGACAAGATGGCCGCATTTGCAAGTCAAATGGAAACCATGACCGACATCGTAGAAAAGGTTGCCGAACTCCCCTCCGAAGCCCCCAAGCCAACCGCCTCTGCAATCGTGGAGCAACGGAAAGCATCAGCCGCTCAAAACTTTGCGGCCATCGCACAATCAATCCAAACTCTTAAAAACTCCAAATAACCTTAACCCCCTAAAAACAAAATCATGGCATTTTCTTTCGGAAACCTTTCAGCCTACACCGACCAACAAAGGCTACCCCTCATCACCAAAGCGGTATTCGCCGCTCGTTCTGCTGCCCTCTTTACCAAGCAAGTTGGTATCAAGTCGGCTGCTGCGTTGAACCTCATGGACACCGATGCAAACATCGGGTCAGGAACCGTGTGCGGTTGGTCTGCAACAGGCAACACGACCTTCAGTCAGCGTAACATCACCGTTGGCGTGATGAAAATCCAAGAGGCTCTTTGCCCTCGTTCCTTGGAGCAGTATTGGATGCAGACCCAGTTGACTGCTGGTAGCCAATACGACGGCGTTCCATTTGAGCAGGCTTTCTCCGAGCAGAAGGCTCTGCGTATCGCCGAGGCCTTGGAAACCGCCATCTGGCAGGGTAACTCCTACTTCAGCGGTGTCAACCAGTTGCTGAACGCCGCATCGGGTTCTACGGTTCTCGCTAACGCTTCATCCACAACTTGGAATCCAGTATCGGCTTCCGTTGGTATCACGACTTCCAATGTCATCAGCATCTTTGACAAGGTTTACAACGACATCCCGCAAGCCATCCTCACCAAAACTGACCTCGTCATTTTCTGCGGATGGAACAACTTCCGCACCTTGATTGGAGCGTTGAAGTCGCAGACAGGTGTCATGTATAACCAAGTGGACCTCCAAGGTTTAGCCGATGGTGACATCATCTACCCTGGTACCAATGTCCGCATCGTTGCCGTCCCAGGTTTGACTTCTACCAACCGCATCGTTGCAACTTACCTCGGCAACTTGTTCTATGGAACCGACTTGCTCTCCGACGAGGAAAACTTTGAGTTGTGGTACTCCAAGGACAACGATGAAGTACGCTTCCAAGCCGCCTTCAAAGCAGGTGTGCAGTTCGCCTATCCCGACTTGATGGTTGACTTCCGCTTGGCCTAAGTGTAAGGGGGGAGGGAAACTTCCCCCCGCTTTTTTAGTCTAACATAACCCTCTAAAAATACACTATGTCTTGTTCTTTAACTACGGGCTACGCCCTCGGATGCCGCGATGCCGTCGGCGGTATCAAAACTATTTATGTCCAAGCCTTGAACGCCACGGGTTCCGTGAACACGAACGGTAGCGGTTTGGTAACTGGATTCACGCCTACCTCGGTATCGGGGTCTTGGTTTGAATACGACTTGACTAAGGCTACCTCCAGCATGACGGAAACGCTGAACGCAAGCACCGAAAACGGAACCTTGTTCTACACCCCCGAAGTGACCTTCACCATCAACAAGTTGCAGACCTCCGTCCGCAATGAGTTGCGCCTCTTGGCTCGGAATCGCCTCTTGGTCATCGTCCTTGACAACAACGGACGCTACTGGTTGCTTGGTGCTGCGAATGGCTTGGAAGCCTCCGCTGGAACCGCTGGAACTGGTACTGCATTCGGTGACAGGAGTGGCTACGAGATGACGCTCACGGGCATGGAACCCGATGCAATGCTGAACATCGCAGCCGCAACTTTCTCGGCATCCACGACCCAAATCAGCGGTTCGTAAGTATCTTTGACCTGCGGGTTCTCATACTCCCGCAATGGTTTAGTGGTTAGGGCCATCTCTCACGGGGTGGCCCTTTTTTTTTGTACCTTTGGGTATGAGAATTTGCATCGTTTACAACGCCCACCCGACGGGGTGTTCCTTTTACCGATTGGAAATGCCGAACGCCTACTTGGGCGACAACTTCACGGAGTTTGACTATGTCTGCGTTGATAATATCGCCAATGTCAAGGACGAGGACTTAAAGACCGTTGATGTGTGGCTTTTCAATCGCTTGTGGTGTCAAGGTACGCTGGACCAAATTCGTGGCGTTTACAAGGCTCTCACGGCCTTTGGGGCGAAGGTGATCTTGGACCTTGACGACTACTGGGTGCTGGAGAGCGGGCATATCATGTATCGGCACTATTTGGACACCAAGTTGGATGAGCAAATCCGTGAACACATCCGACTTGCTGACCATGTGACCACGACGACCGAACACCTCGCCCAAAAGATACGCCTGCTGAACAAAGCCGTGACCATCCTGCCGAATGAGCCGTACGAAGCATATCAGCAGTACCTGCCCGACACGAATGCCGAACCCGAACCGCACCTGTTCAAGATTGGCTGGTTCGGCGGAGCGCAGCACCAAGAGGACATCGCCCTTGTGGAGCATTCGTTTGGCTTGCTAGCTCATGACAAATCCCTTGACGGCCGATACAAAATCTACCTTGGCGGGTGGAACGACGGCAACCCCGTCTATGACGATTACGAGCGGATGCTATCATGCAGGGGGTTAAACAAGAACTACGGACGCATCCAAGCGGCGGACATCTACTCCTATGTCGGCGGGTACAATTTCATCAACGCCACCATTGCGCCGCTCCGTGATACGAAGTTCAACCGCCTCAAAAGCGAACTGAAAGTGGTTGAAGCGGGATGGATGGGCAAGGCTATAATTGCATCCGAAACCATCCCCTACACCGACATAATCACGCACGGCCACAACGGGTTGCTGATACCCTACGGGAAGAAAGACGCTTGGTACAAGGCCGTGAGGAAGTTTGTGAACGAACCCGACTACGCTCGCTCCTTAGCCATGCAGTTGTCCAAGGATGTTCGGGAGCGGTTTGACATCGCCAAGACCGCTGAACGGAGGGCCGAACTCTACCGAGCCATCGGGCGCAAATTGTGAAATTCGGGCGGATTCTACATTTGGGAATAGAGTGATTTACCTATCCCCCAATTCTATCAACACCATCGTCGTCACTTGGACGCAACGGGCCTCTACTGGCGACCGTTACATCTTGCGGCTCACGAACATCGCCAAGAACCTAACGACCGACTTCACCCTGCTGAAATCGGCCAACCTTTCTTCCTACACGAACCGCTATGACAAATTTCAGATTACCCTGGGGGCGGTTGAAACGGGTTCCTATCGTTATGAGGTTTACGATACCAGTAGCACGGTTGCAGCAGCCGTTGCGGTGGTTGAAACGGGCTTGGCGTATGTACAGGTAATCTCGCTCACCTTTAACACCTTCGCCAATACCATCCAATACAATGTTTACGGCGCAAGTGCCGTGAGCATCTTTGATTCAACCTTTGACCCCTCTTTCCAATGAGCGTACAAACCCGAAGTCAGTTGACGGCATCTGCCGCAACTATCACCAACGAAACAACCGCCGCAGCCAATACCGCCGCCCGTGTGGGTGGACTATTTGACGACCTTG